AGATACATGAACCTTGGAATTCACTGCCGAACGAAAGAGGGAGAGCATGCCAGAAAAATACTCGACAGTCTTTATAGGGTATCGCGCATTGACGTTTTGCGGCGCTGAAGTTGAAAGAATTAGGTCGTTGATATTTGAACACGGGGAAAATCTTGGGATGGTTATAGATAACTACTTGGGGTACTACGCCATGTTCGCTGCCTCCGGCTCTATGGGAGGAGTCTACCCAACAAAACAAGAAGCGGAGTACGCTGAACGTGTGCTTAAGCTTATTTAAGAATGAGGACAAAGCAATTGAAGAGAATCTCTGCAAAGGTAATAGCAGACTCTGTATCGCCTAAGGGTATCAGGCTTGTCACAATAGAGTGCCAGTTCCCTAGGTTTATCCTGGCGCAAGTGAATACACACCGTGTGTTCTCTAGGAACTCAGCCTCCTCTCGCGCCATTCCAATTCACAAGCGCCTGCAAGAGGTAGAGGAGGACCCGTATATCCCCATTCACCTTGGCGCTAACCAACCTGGGATGCAGTCTGGTCCCCAGGTTCCTGTGCAGCAAAGATGGGCGGCAGAGAATGCATGGAAAGCCGCTGCCGCCAATGCAGTGTACTCTGCCAGGGTGATGGCAAGCGCCGGGGTTCATAAAGAGGTTGTGAACAGACTCCTGGAACCTTTTCTGTGGCACAAGGCAATCATCTCCGCGACAGAGTGGGAAGGCTTCTTCTCTCAGCGCCTGAATCACGATGCACAGCCTGAGATCAGAGAACTGGCGCGGGTCATGCGGGATGCGATTGACGCAAGTGTGCCGTTGCATCTAGCCGAAGGAGACTACCATCTCCCCTATATTCAGCCCGAGGAACTGACTTCAGCGCCGAAGTTTACCTGCGTTGCGATGTCTATTGCCCGGTGTGCCCGTGTCTCTTACTTGAATCACGACGGCACATACAGTGTACATAAGGACATGGACCTCTTCAAGAAGCTGAAGAATGCAATGCCTCCACACCTTTCTCCCTTTGAACATGTGGCTCGTCCCCTGACGAGCAAGGATGTGCAAAAGGGGAACTTCCATGGCTGGGTTCAGTTCCGGCATATTGTCGAGGAAGTTGTGGATATTCTGTAGCGCCAAGCTCCCGTAGCTCAGTGGATAGAGCGGTCGCCTCCTAAGCGACAGGCCGCAGGTTCAATCCCTGCCGGGAGCGCCAATATTATGTAGAATGAGGTAATCCCTCAAATGCCCTGGCAACAGGGTTGTCGCGCAAGAAAGCCCACCCAGGATCGCATCCCAAGGTGGGCTTCTTGTTTTAGAACGGCCTAGGCGGCAGCTTCGTCCGTATTAGACTTCACAGCCGGGGTGCCGTTAACTTCACCCTGCAACCACGACCACGGGATGCGGTACACCTTGCCGAAGCGCCGGGACGGGATACGCCCATCACGAAGCATCTTGTTTACCATCGCCTTCGAGAGATTCAGGAAGGTAGCGGCTTCAGAGATCTTGGCGAGACCAATATTGTTTTCCATGCTTGAGTCCTTGTCAGTTTTCCTTAGAGAAGATTTCGCTCAGGCCGATCTGCTCACGCTTGGGGGTATTCGTGTTGTGCTTGGCGCTTTCGATGAAGGCAGCGATGTCAGAAGGCGCATACCGGATAGACTTCCCGATTCGGATAAATACCGGGCCTTCTTCACCCTTCCTGCTCCTAAACTGCCTGATCTTCACTACCGATACGTTTAGTATCTTGGCGACATCAGTCTCTTTCAGAAGAGTCTCGACTGCGCCTTTGTTCAACGAACTGCCCACGATTGCTCCTTGAGTGGCCTATGCCTGTTTCAGTATATAGTCTACCAGACTCAACATACTCAAGTACATCGGATTCTCTGTACCTTACAGCGCCACCAAGACGAATGAAGCGAGGTCCTCTTCCCTGTAGTCTCCATTTCCTCACGCTGGATATAGAGGCTCCAGTAAGGGTAGCTACCTCTACGTCAAACAGAAGGGGCTTGAGTTTGTCCTGGGTCTCTTGCACAGGTATATTCTAGCGCCAGGAGAATTGGCCTAACCCCTGCTCAACTCTCTCCACCAAGCAAGGTCCTTCTTCTTGTGCTCCTGGGTTGAATCACTCTCTCCCTTGAGGATGGCTCTCCGTTCGGCCAGGAGGGCGTCGAGAGGGTGCCACTTGCGGAACATGTCTGATACAGACCAGGGGTTGCTTGCTGTTTGCGTAGGCATAGAGTCTTTGTGCGAGGTCCTTTGATTACATTGTAGCGCCAGACTAACTATAGAATCGATTAGACAATAGGGGGTTCTATTGGTTTCTCTTCCCTAATCAACAGTATCCAGACTCAAGAGAAACAAGCCTTACTGTATCCATCCCATCCATCAATCAGTCTTAGAGACAGGGATTGAGGGAGGTTAGGTGATTAGGTGACAAACCAATCTCTTTCAAAACTTTCCCTTCAGTTTCCAAGCTGAACTGCGACCATTCCAAAGTCCGCAGTGCGTCATCTCTTTGACCTGAAGCACTCCATTTATTCTCCAGGTGAATGCCGAAACATGGTACGAATCGGAACTCGGCGCTGGGCGTTACCCCAACCTTAAGGGAAAGAACTGTTGGACCGGGAGCTATCTCGATGGCTAATCTGGGTCCTGCAGCCACCACAACGTCTGCCAGATGGGCTTGCGCCTCACATCTATTCTATGGCTGACATTCGTCTGGCGCAAGAGAAAAGTGCCGTGTTATACTCGCCGTGTAGACCGTCCACTCCATCGATGTCCACAACCATCGGGACCTCCTACAACCCTGCGGTGCAAGCCCCCTCTTTCTTTCAATGGCTAGAGGGGGTTTCGCTTTTCATGCCCTATTTTCCTTAATGAGCCTCTGTGCTTTGGCGAAGATGATGTTGCGAACATAAGCCACGGCGCGGCCAGTATGGTTGATCGCCATGTCGTTTGTTATGCGAATAGTCGTAATCCCGTTCCTCAATAGGGCCGAATCTCGATGATTGTCCCGCTCGATCTGTTCTGGCGCATTGTGGTAGTCTCCGTCGATCTCAACGCACACGCCAATCGTTGGGAAGTAGAAGTCGAGGATGTATCCAAGAACAACCTCTTGGCGCAAGAAGGGCCAACTCCTAAGCCTACTTCTTCCCAGGCGATAGGCAAACGCTGCTTCTGCCATAGTGGGTTTCAGGAGTTGCCTTCTGGCTGTTTCGAACTTCTCTGGCTTAACGCGCTGCCTGAGGTTTTCGATATTGATCAGATTACCAGGGAGATTCTTGGCTCCTGGATTGCGGGGGTTCCCACGGGGGGTCAGTATTAAATCAATCTCCATACAGAATTATAATTCGAATTCCCCGAGGTTTCTCATCCGCCTCCGAGTTGCCCCTATTGCACAGCATGAACCACAGTAGTACACTGTGTTCATGCTATATCAGGAATGGATAGACTCCCTTAACCTGTCGGAGTTCATTGCAAACGCAGAGGAACAAGATCCTGGCGCTTACCTGTATAGTGATGCGGCGGAGATTATTGGGGTATACCCAGACCTGAACCGCAAGGTCATCATGCGTAAAGAGGCGACCAAGTGGGAGCTTTTCCTTAAGGAAGGGCGTGTCGCTATGCGACAGACGTGCGCCTCCCCTTGGGGAGATCATCTTGTGCGGTGCGCGGAATACATGTACGGAATGCCGCCTGGAGGGTGGCAGATCACCAAAAGGAGCAAGAGTGGAAAGAGACAAGCTGATCCAGCAAGAAGCAGAGAGAAGGTTGAGGCAGAGAGCGAAGAAAGGAGAGAAGATACCAGCCCAGCAGATTGATGTGGCGCTGAAAGAAGAGCGTGATAGAGAGGAGGTAAAGGTGAAAGAGGGAGAGGCTTGGGTGGAATCAATCTCTGGCGCTATAAAGATGTTCAATGGAGGAAAGCCGTTCCTGTGCAACTATGTGGGGTTTAAGGATGGGAGAAGGACTTTTGAGATCGAGTATTGATATTCTCGGTTTATGAATTTGCCTGATCGACCAGTTAACCTTATAACCGAACAGGACTTATCTCGATACACAAAAATCTCCGTGCCGTGCTTGAAGCACTGGAGGAGTATCGGGTACGGGCCGTCCTATTTGAAGTACAAGGGAAGAATTGTCAGGTATGATTTGCTGGAAGTCTTGAGGTGGGTGGACTCTTGTGTTGTGGAGCCTGGGGAGGAGCCAGGGGACGGGATGAGATTGGTTGGAGGGGTTTACGAGATTGTTGTCTATGGAGGCAGGTGAGTGTGGTAGTATTGAGGTGTTCGGGTAGAACCGACACTCCGAAAGTCTCCTATTGGTTTGGTGTACAGGGCTTGCCAGTAAACTAGGCATGCCCTTTTTTTATCGGCACTACTGGTTGCCGACAGCTTTTTCGACGTTGTACAGTCTGGCCTTGATGCCGTCTAGTTCGGCGATGTGCCTGTCGTTCGTCACATAGCTTTGCCCGACTCTCGTCATAATGTCGTCTGGCAGCTTGGCTATTTGGATCTGGATCTTCGCCATCTCCTGGGTGAAGATTGTCTCTAGGCTTCGGATATTGCTCTCGGATGCAGCGCCATCTTTGTTGTATCGGTTCGTCAGTTGAATAATTAGAACAATCGCGGTAATACCGATTGAGATCCAAGAAGTATCCATCAAAGACATTTCTCCCTTTTTGATTTTACCTTCGTGGCGCTGGGTGGGAGATGATGGTGGTGTGAATATAAGGAATGTCCTCGCGGGGAAGTACACTCCGCAGCAGATCGACACCATTATCCAGAATGCGAAGAAGCTCCCGTACCACGAGCAGGTGGAGCTAACGAGCCTGCTTGAAGCGTACGAGAAGCAGTTGAAGGTCCAGGCGTGCCAGACCAAGTTCATAGACTTCGTCAAGGAGATGTGGCCTGCGTTTATTCCAGGTCGGCACCACGCCATTATGGCGGATGCATTTGAGAGGGTTGCTGAAGGCAAGTGTAAGCGCCTCATCATCAATATGGCACCGCGTCATACCAAAAGCGAGTTCAGTTCATATCTTCTACCTGCGTGGTTCTTGGGTAGGTATCCTAGCAAGAAGATCATTCAAACGGCGCACACAGCGGAATTAGCAGTAGGGTTTGGTAGAAAGGTCAGAAACCTAGTCGGTAGCAGCCATTACCAAACAGTGTTCCCTGGAGTAGCCTTGTCATCAGATTCCAAAGCAGCGGGAAGGTGGAATACTAATAAGCAGGGTGATTACTTTGCTATCGGCGTAGGCGGCGCTGTGACTGGTAAGGGCGCAGATCTTTTAATCATCGACGATCCACACAGTGAGCAGGAAGCCGCTATAGCAGCGACAAACCCAGATATCTACGACAGTGTATACGAGTGGTATACGTCTGGCCCTAGGCAGCGTCTTCAGCCTGGAGGGTCTATTGTAATCGTGATGACGCGCTGGAGTAAGCGTGATCTTTGCGGACAAATTCTTAAGGCGTCAATGCAGCGGGATGGAGTAGACGAGTGGGAGGTAATCGAGTTTCCTGCCATTATGCCATCCGGCCAGCCGTTGTGGCCTGAGTTTTGGTCCATGGATGAACTCAATAAGATTCGCGCCGAACTGCCTGTCTCTAAGTGGTCAGCCCAATATCAACAGAACCCGACATCAGAAGAAGGTGCGCTTGTAAAGAGGGACTGGTGGAAGATCTGGGACAAGGAGGAGCCTCCAAACTGCGACTACATTATTCAAAGCTGGGACACGGCGCTAACCAAGGGAACCCGCTCGGACTACTCTGCCTGCACGACATGGGGCGTATTCTACGACAGCGACTCTGACGGGAAGAAGAGGACGAACATCATCCTACTGAATGCATTCCAGGATAAGCTGGAGTTTCCAGAGTTGAAACAGAAGGCGCTGGAAGAGTACAAGTATTGGAAGCCTGACTCGTGCATCATCGAAGCAAAGGCTGCTGGCGCTCCACTTGTGTTTGAAATGCGCCGTATGGGCATACCAATACAGGATTACACTCCATCACGAGGAAACGATAAGATTGCTCGTGTTAATGCTGTAAGCGACATATTTGCCTCTGGGTTTGTCTATGCTCCTCCATTGAGATGGGCGGAGGAGGTTATAGAGCAGTTTGCCTCTTTTCCTAACTCTGATCACGATGATCTTGTTGACAGTTCTACCCAGGCTCTGTTGAGATTTAGACAGGGCGGTTTTATCTCAACGCAGTCTGATGAAGATGAAGCGCCAATTTCAAGAAAGAAAGCAGATTACTACTGACCATGTTCAACCCTAATCAACTGACTACCATGGCGCAAGTCGATGAGACTGTCGCTCAACTGAATGCCGCCAATATCGGCGGTGGCGTTGCTGCTGTTTACATCCCCCAGTGGACTGGCCCCTTCCCTGAGCCGAGTGACGGTGGAGCCCGTCAGTATTGCCTGACGTACAACAATGGGTCCACTGGTCATAATGTTGGACTGATCCGAGTTACCATCGAGAATAACCCGAACACATGGCAGCAGATGCTTCAGGCTGATGCTGTCGTCACCGCCCCGAAGGAAGATTAACTGCAATGATCGACAAGCCTCTTGATGAATTTAGCTTTGGGGATCAACCCGAAGATGGTTCCGATATTGAGATCGGGATTGTGAATCCTGAGGCCGTGTCGATTGAGACCGAAGACGGTGGTATGGTCATTGAGTTTGGCCCACCGGAAGAGGGGGATGGTTCTCTTGAAGACCTCCCCCACCCTGTCAACCTCGCTGAACACATCGATGATTCGGAGTTGGCTTCGATTGGGCGAAAGATTCAGGATGTCTATCAAGAGGACCTGAACTCCCGGCAAGACTGGGAGCGTGCATATAAGGATGGGTTGGATTACCTCGGTGTGAAGACTGAGGACCGGAATAAGCCTTGGGCTGGCGCGTGTGGTTTATACCACAACATGATCATGGAGGCGGCTGTTCGCTTTCAATCCAACGCCATTATGGAGATCTTCCCGGCATCTGGCCCGGTCAAGACCCAGATTGTCGGTGACGTTACCGATGAAAAAGAAGATCAGGCGCTCAGGGTTCAGACCGACATGAACTACCTGCTCACGCAGGAGATGAAGGATTATCGCCCAGAGACAGAGAGGATGCTCTTTGGCCTGTCGCTATGTGGATCGGCGTTTAAGAAGATCTGCTTCGACCCACTGACGGACATGCCGGATATCAAATATGTTCCGGCGCAAGAGTTTATTATGCCTTATGGCGCTACGTCTCTCAAGACTGCCAGCAGGTATATCCATGTACTCACAAAGAACATCAATGAAGTAAAGAAGCTACAGTACAGTGGGTTCTATCGAGATGTTGATCTTCAGCCGGATTACGAATCCAACTCACAACTTCAAGACAAAATTGACAAGGTTAGCTATGAATATAAGCAGGGGGACGAGGAATCCGTTACCCTTCTTGAAGCTCATATTGATCTTGATATTCCTGGGCTTGAACATGTTGATGCTGACGGCAGGGCTACTGGTATTGCATTACCTTATGTCGTCACTGTAGACAAAGTGTCTGGCAAGGTTCTGTCTGTCTATCGGAACTGGGACGAGGATGATCCCAGGAAGAACAAGCTGATCTGGTTCTCGGCCTACAACTATGTCCCAGGGATGGGCGCTTACGGTTACGGATTGATCCATTTGATCGGCGCTAACGCGAAGGCGTCCACCGCTATCCTGCGCCAGTTGATTGATTCCGGCACTCTTGCGAATCTCCCTGGCGGGTTAAAGGCCAAGGGCATGCGTGTCGCCGGGGATGATTCTCCGATTCAGCCGGGTGAGTGGAGGGATGTTGATGTTGCCAACGGGGATATTGCTCGTTCGCTTTACCCTCTTCCTTATAAAGAGCCGTCGCAGACATTGTTCCAACTCCTCGGGAACGTAGTAGAGGATGGCCGAAGGCTTGCCTCTATCGCGGATGCTGAGATCGGGGATGTCAATTCTCAGGCTCCAGTAGGCACCACTCTCGCGATTATGGAGAGGGCGATGAAGGTGATGAGTGCTATTCAAGCCCGTCTCCACGCCTCCCTTCAGGATGAGTTTGCGATCCTTGTTCGCGTGATCCGCGACAGTGGGTCTGATAGATACAAGATTGATTTCGGGCAAACGAAAGGGGACAAGCGGTCTGACTTCGATGACCGCATCGATATTATCCCTGTCTCTGACCCGAATGCGGCCACCATGTCACAGCGCGTCATGCAGTATCAAGCTGCAATTCAACTCGCTGCACAGGCACCGCAATTCTACGACCTGCCTGAGTTGCATCGAAAGATGCTGGAAGTCCTGGGTGTGAAGGATGTGAAGAAGATTATCCCTGAAAAGATCGATGCCCCACTCCTCGATCCGATCTCGGAGAACCTGAACATCACCAACATGAAACCCGCCAAAGCGTACCAAGTGCAGGACCACGAGTCCCACATCAAGGCGCATATGGCGTATGTACAGAACCCTTCCGTCCAACAGCAATTGGGACAGAATCCTCAGGCAAACGCTATCTTCGCTGCTTTCATGGCGCACATCTCAGAGCATGTTGGCTTTGCGTACCGCGCTCAAATCGAGCAGAAGTTGGGTATTCCCCTCCCTGCCCCTGGGGAGCCGATGCCTGGAGACATTGAGTCCAATCTGTCTAAGGCGATTGCTGACGCCTCGCAGATGTTATTGCAGCAGGCTCAGGCTCAACAGCAGCAACAGCAGTTCCAGCAGCAGGCTCAGGACCCTGTTATGCAGCTTCAGCAGGCTGAGTTGCAGATCAAGCAGGCTGGGTTGCAGCAAAAGGCACAGGAATCGCAGCAGAAAGCCCAGCTTGAGATCGCTAAGAACCAGACAAAGGCTCAATTGGAGAGCGCCAGGATTCAATCTCAGGCTCAAGTTGCCCAACAGGCGGCTGTTCAACGCGCACAGCAGACTCAAAGCGAATTGGCGCTAGAGAATCAGAAGCTGCAAATCGATATTCAACGTCTCCAGAAGGAGCGCCAGGAGTCCGAAGCCAGGATTCAGGCTGATATGCAGCGCATCCAGACCGAAAACGACATGGCGAAGGCGAAGATTGCAGAGATCTTAGCCAGGATGGACTCCATGGGAGGCGATATTGGACCTAAGGTCTAGGTTCTTTAAGCGAATTGACGAGCTTTCAGAGACAAACGCCACCCATCTTGTCTCTGGTTCGTGCGGTGACTACGCCGAATACAAAATGATGGTTGGAAAACTCGCAGGACTCCAGCAAGCTAGGCAGGAATTCCAGGAAATCTGGGACAAACTTGTCCAGCGAACCGAAGAGGACTGACGCAAACGCTGTTTTAGCGCAAAAAGGACAACATGAACACACTCCCAACTCCGGTTGGCTACAAGATCCTCGTCAAGATGCATAAAGTTGTAGAGGATAAGACGAAAGGGGGGCTGTATCTCCCCGATCAGACCAAGCAGGATGAGAATACTGCATCGTTAATCGCACAGGTGGTCGCCGTTGGGTGCGATTGTTATAAGGATTCAACTAGATTCCCTAATGGACCCTGGTGTTCCGTGGGTGACTACGTTGTTTTGCGTAGTTATTCTGGCACTCGGATTAAAGTAGACGGCGAAGAGTATCGTCTCATCAACGATGACACTCCTGAGGCGGTTGTTCCGTCACCTGAGAGCGTAGAGAGGGTCTAATGGCTGAAGAATACATGGAATCAGACCTCATTGTCCCTGGCACTCAGGATCAATCTACCGAGGATTCGGCTCAGGTAGAGGAGAATCTCGATATTGAGGTTATTGACGACACTCCTCCTGAAGATCGGCGTCCTCCTCGCGACGAATCCAAGGAAGCCGCCCCACAAAGCGAAGAAGACGAGCTTAAGAATTACTCTGAGGGCGTACAGAAGCGAATCAAGCGGCTGAAGTATGAGTTTCACGAAGAGCGCCGTCAAAAAGAAAGGGCTTTCCGTGAACAGCAGGAGGCTCTTGGCTATGCAGCGGCTCTTCAGCAGCAACTCGACCACTTCCGCCAGCAGAACGAAGCCAGTCAGCGTGCGTTAATCCACACTACGGTCAAGCAGAAGGCGTCCGACCTGGATTCCGCCAAGCGGGAACTTCGGGAAGCATATGAAGCTGGCGATACGGATAAGATGGCTTCGGCGCAAGAGAAGATCGCCGTACTTGCCAACGAAAAGCGTGCGCTTGAATCGTACACCCCGCCCTCTTCCTCTGGTGTAAGCTATTTACAACCACAGGAAACACAGCAAGCGTATGTGCCTCCCCAGCCTGCACCCCAACCTCAGGCACCACAGGTATCCGCCAAGGCTGTTATGTGGAAAGAGCGTAATCCATGGTTCGGCCAGGACATGGCACTCACTGGATACGCGATTGACATCCATAGCAAGCTGGTCTCCGCTGGAGTTGACCCAGAATCTGATCAATACTACGAGGCTATCGACGGCGCTGTGGGTCAATTCAAGAACAACATTCCTGGGTCGCAAGGTGATAAGCCTGCCACCCCAGCACAAGCAAAGCCTAAGAACGGAGTCGTCATTAGTTCGTCTCGCACGCCTAATGGGCAGACCCGCACCAAAGTCCAGCTTACCGAGTCGGCTATCGCCGTCGCCAAGCGCTTGGGAATCACCCCCCAGCAGTACGCAAAAGAACTACTGAAGCAGCAGAAGGAGATGGAATAACATGAAGCCAAATCGTGAGATGGAAACCCGCGAATCCCAATCGCGCACTGAAAACTGGAAGCCGCCCTCGCTTTTGCCAGACCCTATCCCCAGCGCTGACTGGGTGTACCGTTGGGTCCGTAAATCTATTCGTGGTGAGTCTGACCCATCGAACGTGTCCATGCGCCTCCGAGAAGGCTGGTCCGTTGCCAGAGCAGAAGATCATCCTGAGATCATGGCAGAGATCATTATGAATGAATCGAAGAGTGGCACTATCGAGATCGGTGGCTTAATTCTCTGTAAAACTGCCCGGTCCATGGCGGAGCAAAGAAATCGTTATTTCGATGATTTGACCCGCAGACAGGCTGATGCGGTAAACAATAATCTCATGAAGGAAAACGACTCTCGTATGCCACTGTTCAAGGACAGTAGCACGAAGGTCACCTTCGGAACAGGAAATTAGAGGATAGAAATGGCTTCCACTGCTACTCCCTACGGCCTGATCCCCTATGAGTTGGCTGGCGCTGCTCTCCGTGGCGCTGCTCGGAAGTTCCCCATCGGGGCGGACAATACGAACGCCATCTACTTTGGATCTCCCGTTAGTTTGAACTCCGGCGTCATCACTGTGTGTGGCGCTACCCCCACGACTACCCGCAACGCGAATACTCCGGTTGGCATTTTTGTCGGCTGCGAGTACGTCGATGCCACTGGTCGTCCGACTTGGGCGCAGTACCTCCCGGCTTCTGCGACTACGGCTGGTTTGACCAAGATCTATGTGTACGTTGTTGACGACTCCCGCGTTGTCTTCAGGGTGCAAGCGGACGGTTCCGTAGCCACCACCAGCCTGGGCAAGAACGCTCCTCTTGGTAGCGTTACCTCTGGCTCGACCACTAGCGGCAACTCTTCCTGCAATTTGACCTCTGCGTCGATTGCTACGACCAATACCCTGGCAGTGAAGATCATCGGGTTCGTCGATTCGGTTTACTCGACGGCTGGCGATGCCTACACTGATTGCCTCGTTGTCTGGAATCAGGGCGTTCACGCCTACCAGAACGCGACTGGCGCGTAAGAGCTGAACAAGGAAAGGAGAATCAATCATGGCGATCACTCGTTCACAGATGTTGAAAGAGCTTGTCCCTGGCCTGAACGCCTTGTTCGGTTTGGAATACGCTCGGTACGGCGAAGAGCATAAGGAGATCTTTGAGATCTCTAGCTCGGAACGCGCCTTTGAAGAAGAAGTGAAGTTGTCTGGCTTTGGCACTGCCCCGGTTAAATCCGAAGGTGGAGTTATTGCTTACGACAACGCGCAGGAAGCGTATACCTCCCGGTACACGCACGAGACGATTGCTCTCGGCTTTGCGATTACCGAAGAAGCGATGGAAGACAACCTGTATGTCTCTGTCGCCCAGCGGTACACCAAGGCTCTGGCGCGTGCGTTTGCCAACACTAAGCAAGTGAAGGGCGCGAACGTGTTGAACAATGCGTTCAATGCTTCCTACACTGGCGGCGACGGCAAGCGGCTTTGCGCCCCGGATCACCCGCTTGTCACTGGCGGGTCGAACTCCAACCGTCCGACGACTGGCGCTGACCTCAACGAAACCTCGCTTGAGGCTGCGATCATTCAGATCGCCGGGTGGACGGATGAGCGTGGCCTGCTGATCGCTGCGAAGCCTCGCAAGCTGATCGTCCCGCCTGCTCTGATGTTCGTTGCGGAGCGCCTGTTGAAGTCGGTTCTGCGTACCAGCACGGCTGACAACGACATCAACGCCATCTACAACCTGTCGTCGGTGCCGGAAGGCTACACGGTCAACCACTGGTTGACGGACACGAATGCGTGGTTCATGAAGACGGATGTGCCGAACGGCCTGAAGATGTTCGAGCGCGTCAATCTGAAGACCTCGGCAGAAGGTGACTTCGAGACGGGGAACATGCGGTACAAGGGACGCGAGCGCTACAGCCTAGGTTGGTCAGACCCCCTCGGGCTGTACGGATCTCCTGGGGCGTCTTAGGGTATAATGGGGGCATGACCCCCATTACCCGCGAACAAGCAATACAACAAGGGCTTCAGCACTACTTCACAGGCAAGCCCTGCCCAAGAGGACACATCGCACTGCGCTTTGTGTCCTCTTTTGGCTGTAAGGAGTGCGCTGTTTATTTTGCCAGGGAATACAGATCTTCTGCCCCTACTGACAAGAAGGCTTTAATTCTAGAAAAGAAGAATGAAGCCAGGAGGTCCGTAGCGGTAGAAAAGAAAAAGATCAAGGATTTCATTGAGAGCGAGAGGAGAAGGTCTGTTCGTGAATTGATGCTATCTATGGGATTGGACCTTCCGTTCTCGAGGTCCGAGGCTAACAACTCTGGATCTATGTATTATTTCAATGGAGTCGAGTGTAAAAGAGGGCATTTCGATAAAAGGTTTTCTGATTCAGGGAACTGCTATACCTGCCAAAAAGAGAACAGCAAAAAGAACAGGCAGAAACCAGAGCAGAGGCCAAAGGTTCTTGCTAGGAAGAAAAGAGACTACTACAAGAACAAGGATAAGAGGCAGGCCGCATCTAAGAAGTATGCCCTTCTAAATAAAGAGCGGCTCAAACAGAAGGCCAAGGAATACCAAAAGAAGAACCCTCACATCTATCGCGCCATCGGCTCCTTCCGTCGCGCCCGTCTCCGCAATGCCACTCCTCCCTGGATCACCCTTCAAATGCGAGAAGATATTAAATCACTTCACGCGCAAGCAGAACTCCTTGAACTTCAAGCTGGTATACAATTCGATGTAGATCATATTGTCCAACTTGACGGCAAGACAGTCTGTGGACTCCATGTTCCGTGGAACCTCAGGCTCCTGAAGCACTCGGACAATATATCCAGACCCAAGCACTTCGTCGATGAACATATCGGCAGGTGTGAGGAACCAATTCAATACAACCTCACTCAGACTGCATAGCAGACGTTCTGGGAGACGGAGTGAGGGTTCCCCCAGAAGGAGAATCTCAATGGCTAACACCACTTTTTCCGGCCCGGTACGTTCCGGCACCACCCGTGAAGGCGCTACCACCAACCTCGGCCTTTGCGTTCTTTCGCAGACGGCCCTTATGACGCAGAACAGCACGAGCGTAGTTGATGCCACGTTCTACCTGCCTGCCAACGCTCAGATCCTGAGCTTCAACTTTGATGTCCTGACGGCGTTCAACTCTGCCACCTCTGCTACCCTTTCGGCTGGCACGGCTTCTGGCGGAACTCAGTATGCCAGCAGCGTTGACGTGAAGACCGCTACGGGACGCATTGCGCCCACGCTGACGGCCACCCAGTTGACGAACATGTCTGACGTGACGACGAACACTACGCTCGTTGTCTCGATCACTCCTGTTGGCGCTACCTCTGCGGGTTCGGTTCGCGCTACCGTCATCTACGTTCAGAAGTAAAGAAGGAGGGCGCTATGGGTAAGCCTGTTCGCATTTCTGTGACTGGGGTTGCTACTAGCGCCCCGGTACCTTTGAGTACGTTGACGGATTCCCCGTTTAACGTGACGCTTGGCGTGTATGGAGGTGCTGGATGCACCTACACCGTACAGTTCACGCTGGACGATATCTTTGCGTCTGGATATGTTGCTGGCTCCGGCACTTGGATTGATCACCCTGATGCCACCTCCCAGACCGGGAACACGGTAGTCATGCTTGTCTCTCCTGTCACGGCAGTCAGGTTGAATCAGACTATCGGCGCGGCGGCAAGCACGTTCTTTGTCTGCCAGTCTGGGAACATGGAGTAAAGCATGGGAAACATTACTATCCAAGGTGATCTGACCGGGGGTGTTCCTGGCGGAGAAGTAGGAGGTGGGAACAACCTCACCACCACCGGCGCGATCCCCTACGTCACGTCGTCGGGCGTGCTGGGGCAGGATGCGAAAGTAAATTGGCTTACGGCTACATCGACTTTTTCTGTTGGCGGGAATGCTACGAGCGGGGATATTACCTCGTTTTTGGCGAAATCCGCGCAAACGAATTTGCTGGCCTCTGGTGGGGCGCATGGGTTTCGGGATGAAAGCACCTACAATCCCGGTAGCGGGAGTGGCGGTTACGCTTCCTACGATGCAATTCCCGTATATACAAGTTCCGGCTCACAGAATCATATCAATACTTTCCAATCTCGTCCGAATTATGCAGGATCAGGAACTATAGATCAGATTGCTGGACATACATTTCAGCCAACTATGTCTGGCGTTGGAGCAGCGACAATAACTGCCGGATTGGTAGTAGCTGATGCGCTTGGGACAGGACCAATCACTACCCAATATGGGTTACTCGTGCAACCACTCACGCGAGGCGCTGGCAATTATGGTGTCTACGTGCAGGGGGCAAACCCCTCGTATTTTGGCGGCAACGTGCAGAGTGGAGGGACTGTCCAAGGCACGGGCATGCGAATTTCTACTGGGTTTACGACCTATGGCGGGATTATCTCGAATGATGCGTCCGGCAACTTTTTGGCTAACCCTAATCTAACTATCGTTAACGGCGTGCTGACGATGGCAAATGGCGCCACTTCTAAGGTATTGGCGTCTGCTACCGCGCTAGAATTGGAATCGACATCCGGGGCAGTGATCTTTAAGCCATCAGCAACCGAACGCGCCCGCTTCGCCGCCACCACCGGCAACCTCCTCATCGGCGGCACAACCGACGGCAACTACCGCCTCGACGTGCAATCCAAGGGCACCACCGGGGCCTTCAGGGTCTGGGACCAAACCGCCACCACCGGCACCACGTTGGCGGTGATTCAGGCGGGGCAGGGGCAGAGCGGGAATTTGCTGAGCGTGCGGAATTATGCGGGGACGGAGCTGGCCGGTATCAGCTTAAATGGATACCTGAACGTTCCGGGGCAATATTGGGGGAGTGGAACAGGAAAGGCTGACCTCAATTACTATTCGCCCGGAATGACCATGGCGTCTGACTGGGCGTACAAGTTTTCGTCCAACACCTCAGCAAGCGGATCTCCCGACCTCGGCCTAGCCCGCAACGCCGCAGGCGTCCTCGAAATCAACAACGGCACGGCGGGGACGCTGCGGGATCTTTACCTTCGCCGACTGAGATATGAAGGCGTTGCCGTCACCAACCTCCCCGCTGCCGCTGCCGGTAACGCTGGCACCATTCAATACGTCACAGATGCACTCGGGCCTGCGGTTGGCGTTGCGGTCGTCGGTGGCGGCGCAGTACCAGTTATGGTGTGGTCTAACGGGACCGCATGGAAAATCTTCGCAAGCTAAGGAAACTAATATGGCAAACCCTCTCGCGACGAAAGTCACCCCTTCCCTCACCTTCTATATGGACGACGGCACGACCGTTGTCCGCGAACTGAAGACGGTTCCCCAGGACGGCGTGGACAGCCTTTACAACTGGCTGACTACCCAGACCAAACCGAACCCGCTTGATCCTACTGGTCCGCCGTGGAACAAGTATCAGAACAGCCCGACCGACACCCCGACCGACATCGCGGTGAACTTCGCGAACGATCTGATCTTGCTCCAGGTTAAGCAGATTGTGTCCTACGCTCCCCCTGCCTCTGTTGTTGCGGCGCAGGAGAATGTTGTCAAGGCGCAGGCTGAGTACCAGGTCGCTCTCGACAAGGCTTCCGGTCTAATTGAAGCGCCTGCTGCTCCCGGCAAGTAGCTCACCTGATGTAATATGGGTGTATGGAAAACACCAAACCTACGGATATTACCGTAGAGCAAAAGCTGAAGATTCGTGATTTGCAGTACAAGCTGGCCGCTATTGCCAATCAGAAGCACGCCCTGAAGACGGAGTTCGACGCTCTTGTCGAGAAAGAGAAGTCTCTAGTAGACGATCTCCAGAAAGAGAACAACTCTCTTCAGGGCTGGTCTGAGGGATGCGGCTGGTCTCTTGATAACGATACCCTGGAATGGGTGCAGGTTAAACCCAACTAGGAGAGGTGTAATGTGAAGCCACTGGAAACAATCGGAGCCATACCTGTCGTATGTTCTCCTCATGTGTACACGGAGTACAGTGGCTTCCGATACGACTTCACTACATCAACTCTTATAGTGCCGTCGATATCAGCCGGGTCTGTGTCCTTCTCTGCGATACAGCTTAACGGCTCTACGTCTGGATCAACTACTCTCCAGGCGCAGGCAATTGCTTCCGGCACTATTACAGTACCTTCCGCTACGGATACTCTCGTCGGCAAGGCCACGACAGACACCCTCACGAACAAGACGTTCGACACCGCCGGGACTGGAAATGTTCTCAAGATCAACGGCACTCAGGTCAGCGCTGTAACAGGCTCTGGATCTGTTGTCCTGGCAACCTCTCCAACGCTTACCACCCCTATCCTTGGAATACCTGCCTCTGGCACGTTGACGAATTGCACAGGTCTGCCGATCTCTACTGGGGTCTCTGGGCTTGGGACGGGAGTTGCAACCGCATTAGCGGTAAACGTAGGCTCCGCTGGCGCTTTAGTTGTGAACGGCGGTGCGCTAGGAACCCCGTCTTCAGGCACCCTAACTTCTTGCACAGGTCTTCCGATCTCTACTGGTGTGTCTGGGCTTGGCGCTAATGTAGCTACATTCCTGGCTACTCCCACCAGCGCCAATCTTGCAAGCGCCGTGACGGATGAGACTGGGTCTGGCTCATTGGTATTTGCGAATACCCCAACCCTGGTAACCCCAAATGTCGGAGCAGCTACTGGAACCTCTCTTGCCGCTACAGGAGGGTCCGTTACCGTTCGATCTGCCGCAACACAGGATGCCGTAATCCTTACAGGAAGGGCTGGTGGCACTGGGTCTTTTGGTGTCACGCTTACCCCCACCACATTAACAGCAAGCCGAACCGTAACCCTGGCTGACGGGAATACAACCCTCCAGGCCGGGACGATGGCGATTACTGGCGGCACTCTTGCTCAATTTGCTGCCACTACGTCAGCCCAGTTGGCTGGGGTTATATCGGACGAAACTGGTTCTGGCTCCTTGGTGTTTGCTAACACCCCCACGCTAGTGACCCCGAATATCGGCGCTGCTACCGGGACTTCTCTTGCTGCTACAGGTGGGTCTGTTACTGTACGCGCCGCCGCTACGCAGGACGCCGTTATTCTTACGGGAAGGGCAGGCGGGACAGGATCTTTTGGAGTCACTCTCACTCCAACCACTCTAACTGCCTCCAGAACTGTGACTCTGGCGGATGGGAATACGACCTTGCAAGCCGGAACCATGGCTACCACTGGTGGAACGCTTGCTCAATTTGCGGCTACCACGTCCGCACAATTAGCTGGCGTCATATCAGACGAAACTGGCAGTGGTGCGCTTGTTTTTGCGACTTCCCCCACGCTAGTGACTCCTGTCCTCGGCACCCCCACCAGCGGGACTCTCACTAGCTGCACAGGCCTGCCAATCTCCACGGGAGTGAGTGGGCTTGCATCTGGCGTTGCCACCTTCCTAGCCACCCCTTCCTCTGCGAACCTGAGAACAGCGGTGACCGACGAAACGGGCAGCGGCGGGGGCCTTGTCTTCGCGACATCCCCGACGACCTCTGGGCTCACAAACACCGGCGCGGCGACCTTGGACTTTGGCCTCGCCAAAGGGGGCATCGCGACGTACAATTCGGCTTCCGGCGGTCTATATATGGCGTACGCCTCCGGCGGTATTCTCCGATCAGTAGCGGACAATGCCGGAGCGGCCTCCATTATGCAGTTCCAGATTGGCAATGGGATAGAGGCGATGCGCCTGGATACCAACCTGTACCTGCTGATCGGATACACGGCCTCAAACGGCGCGTATAAACTACAGGTCAACTCTCAGATCTTTGCTACCAATGCGACAATCGCCACTTCAGATCGTCGCTACAAGAAAGATATCATGCCGATTAAGTCTGGCTTGAATGTGATTAGCAAGCTTAATCCAGTATCGTTTATCTGGAAGGAACATGATGTCCACCAGTTTGACAGTGGAACTCAGGTTGGCTTTATTGCTCAGGATGTTCAAGATGCTCTGGGTGGCGAGAGGTATTCGGACTGTGTTGTTAAGCGCAATCAGGTTCAACTGAAAGACGGCAGCATGGAGGAGTTCTATGGCCTATCGGACTCCAAGCTCATACCGCTTATCGTGAAGTCAATTCAAGAACTAAACGCAAAACTTGAAGAACTCACCGACGGCAAAGGTAACATGATTTCTAGAGAGGTTCTGTAGGAGCAGGCAGGAATCACTGTAGCCTTCTTTTGATTGGAGATTTTGAATGCAGAAGTTTAAGCGTACATCTAGCGGCGGCATTGAGTACCGTGGGCATACATTCCCTGGATTCAACCAGCCGATCAAATCCTCTAAGCCAGAGAAGAAGAAGATGGTTCTTGCTAAGGAGGGTGATCAGGTAAAGCTAGTTCACTTCGGTGACGCTTCGATGGGTCACAACTACAGTGCATCTGCCAGGAAGAGTTACATGGCGCGTAGCGCTGGCATCAAAGGCAAGGACTCGAAGCTCTCTGCGAACTACTGGTCTCGCAAGGTATTGTGGGCTGGGCCTTCGGGCAGCAAGAAAGCGCCTCCTGTTTCTCAGAAAGTGAAGAGATATGACTAGCGACTTGACGTGTAAGAAACTGACGGCAGCAGGACTGGTGTTTAATGGTCCAGGTAGGGTTGTGACGATATTCGCCCATACCGCACTGGCTGGCACATTTCAGTTAAGAGATGGTGGTGCTTCTGGAGATATCTTGGTAGACATATCGCTTCCAAACAACTCAACGACATCCATCCCTCTTGGTGGTAGCGGAGTTCGTTTTGATACGAACATCTATCTAACGGCTACAAATATCGACGCAATCACCGTCTGCTGGGGGTAGCATGAAAGGCCAGATGAAGATGTCGGCCCAGCAACAGGGTAAGGTCGGTAAGGTGATGCACGAGTTTAAGGCTGGAAAGCTGAAGTCCTCGTCGGGCCAGAAAGTAACGAACCCCAAGCAAGGCATCGCTATCGCTTTGTCTGAGGCGCGGAAGGTAAAGAAATGATCGGTCGATTCTCTACAGGCAAGCAGGTTAGCACTCCTTCGATGTCGAAGAAGACGGGTAAGCCTGTCAAGGCGCAAACTCCCGGTATGTACCCGAAGGCTGTTGTGGCGCGGAAGGTATCGAAGATGCAGGTTCCAAAAATGAAGAAAGGATTCTAGGTGTCCTACACCAAGCCTCAACTTCGACAGAGAATCAAGTCTCAGGTTATGTCCTCCAGCAAGGGAGGTAGGCCTGGGCAGTGGTCTGCGCGTAAAGCACAACTTGTTGCTCAAAAGTATGAGGCTGCGGGTGGGGGATACTCTGGGTCCAAGTCTGGCTCTCAAAAGAGTCTATCGAAATGGACGAAGGAAGAGTGGACTACCAAAAGCGGGAAGCCATCCACTCAAGGACCTAAGGCGACAGGTGAGCGGTACCTGCCGAAGAAGGCGGTTCAATCAATGCCTTCCGGTATCTATGCCGCTTCCACTGCGGCCAAGCGTAAAGACAGCGCCGAAGGAAAGCAGTTCTCCTCTCAACCTGAGAGCGCCAAGAAAATATCCAGGAGATTCCGGTAATGTCTACTTCAGGCACTGCATCGTGGAACATCAATATCCTAGACATTATTGAAGAAGCCTACGAGCGGGTTGGGATTGAGGTCAAGGTTGGCTACGAAGTTAAGACTGCACGCAGGAGCTTGAATCTTCTGTCGATGGAGTGGGCTAACCGTGGGTTGAATCTATGGTGCGTGGAGCAGGGGACTCTCGCGCTTGTCGCTGGCACTGCTACCTACAGTCTGCCGGATGACACGATTGACATCCTTGAGGGCGTGATTAGGACATACGCTGGGCAGACGAATCAGCAGACGGATATCGCTATCACGCCAATCTCTTTTATCACCTACAACACCCTGCCTAATAAGCTTATTCGCGGCACACCTATCCAGTATTACGTTGCCCGTGATACTACCACACCAGAGATCACGTTCTGGCAAGTGCCTGACGACACCGTCTCCAGGCAGTTTGTGTATTATCGATTGCGCCGACAACAGGATGTAGGGACGAACGCAAACAACAACATGGACGTTCCTTTCCGTTTTGTTCCGGCGCTGATTGCTGGCTTGGCTTATCAGCTTGCATGCAAGAGGCCAGAGGCGTTCGCCAGGATTCCTGATCTGAAGGCGTTGTACGAAGAGGAGTTCCAACGGGCTGCGGATGAAGATCGTCAGCGTGCCTCCGTTATGCTTGTCCCTGGGGGGTATGGCTGGTAATGTACGCTTCCGGCAAACACGCGATTGCGATGTGCGACATCTGCGCTCGGCAGGTGAAGTACACAACTCTCAAGAAGTACATCTACAACCAGCGTTGGAACGGTCTTCTTGTATGCGAAGAGTGCTACGACATAGACAACCCTCAACTCCAGATCGGCAAGTACGTCAGGGGTGAGTCTATTGCTTTGCAAAACCCAAGAACCGCTTCATCGCAAAACCCACCTACCCGTGAGTATTTTGGCTGGAACCCTGTTCTACCAAACAAGATCTACGTTTCTCTGGGTCGGGTTACAATTACGGTCAGCTAAGGAGAGAAGATGCAGAAGTTTAAAAAGGCTATCAGAAAAGCAAGCGGCGGTCGCGATTACGGGGCAGCGGCTAGGGATCAATCGGATTATATTCTTCTCAAGGGGGCTTATGCTGGAGGCCCTGAAACAGAAGAGGGAATTATGCGCGGCGGGTTGTCCAGGACTCTTGCCTCCCTGCTCCCTAGAGTTCCATCTGCCGCTGATCTTTCTTCGGTAATCCAGCCTTCTTCTCGCTCAGTTCCTTCTTCTCAGGAGTCGGTTGCTGGCCCGATTGGTCGTTCTATTCGGCAAGCTCCGAATCCTTCCAAGAGAGCGCCGATCCCCAATTTTTTGGATCGGGATATGGAGGCTCTCGCCCAGATGACTGCCGCCAATCCTGAATTGATGAATACAAAGGCGCTTGGGCTTCCTAGCCTCCCCACTTCATCTAAAGGAGGCGAGGGTGAGGAACAAGAACTTGAATCCCTAAAGAAAACTGGTGGCGATTCGTCCGCTGCCGCAGCTATCCCCAAGACCAAGGCTGGCATGAAGAAGTTCATGCAGGACTACGGCAAGTTTATTGCTCTCGGCGCTATGGCTGGTGCCGGGGGTAAGGGTGGACAGATCGCTGCGCCGATTATCGCGGCACTGCCTGGGTTGATTAAGATGATGAAAGGGAAAGGGAAAACCACTGCTGCCCCTGCCCCTAAGGCTCCAACCCAAGACCCTGGCGGCTACAAGAAAGGCGGAGCGATCCGCAAGTTTAAGGGAGGTTCCATGGACAAATCCAAGGGCAACACGAAAGACAGCATGCTTACCCCCAAGTACAAAAAGGGTGGCTCGATTGGGGAAATTCCCCAGCACAAGAAGATGGCGATGGGGAAACCCACTCCGCAAAGCACTGGGCAGAAGTTCGCCAAGGGCGGCACGATGAAGTGCGCTACTGGTGGCGGCGTCAAGGGCTGTGGTATCGCCAAAAAGATCCGCCCGACTGGGCCGATGAACTAAGGAATAGTCATGAAAAAGAACGCTGATCGAAAGTTTCGTGGCGCTACTAAAGGCGCTGTGCCGATGGCCCTTATGAAGCGCATGGCTGGGAGTTCTCCCTCGGCTGATGCTGAGAGCGCCTCTCCTATGCCTCCCGCCGCTATGCCGGGGATGAAGAAGGGTGGCGTTACTGGCGCTAAGAAGTACGCTTCTGGCGGCAGCATGCGTGGATACGGGATCTCCAAGAAGATCAAGCCCTCTGGGCCGATGTGCTAAACCTGAGGCGCGATGACATACGCTGAACTCAAAGAGCAGATAAAGGATTACGTTCAATCGGAGGAACCGACATTCCTCGCGAACCTGGATGGCATTATCCAGCTTGCGGAACAGCGTATAAACAGGGACGCAAAGTCACCTGACTCTCGCGCCACCGCGACTGGCACCTTTAGTTCTCAGACCATCACCACCCCAACTGACTTTGTGATCCCACTCAGTTTGTTTGTGAGTATTGATGGAATAGAGACTGGCCTTCTTCTCAAAGACCCCTCTTATCTCACCGAGGCGTATGGTGTGACCTCTGCATCCACTGGGTCCAGCGGCTCACCTGCCTATTACGCGATCCAATCGTCAAGCGATACGTCCACGACGATCCTTGTAGCGCCGTCTCCTAGTTCATCGCTTGGGTACACGCTATACTACTACAAGTCTGCTGACACTATTGTTGGCGCTGACACGCACACCACATGGGTCAGTAATTACTTCCCGCAGACCTTGCTCTATGGCTGTCTCGTTGAGGCATACACCTTCATGAAGGGCGACCAAGTGATACAGCAGCAGTACGAAAAACTGTACCAGCTTGGGTTGATGGAACTGAAGACCGTCTGCGAGAATGACCAGCGCATGGACAACTACCGTTATGCTGACAACAAAAGGAACATTGGTTAGCCATGGCATTCACTGGTAGCTATGTAACAAACTCTTTCAAGCAACAGCTTCTTCTGGCTGTCCATGACTTCACCACGGATGTCATTAAGATCGCCTTGTACTCAAGCTCGGCTACGATTGACAGTTCGACTACCGTTTACAGCACCACGAACGAGATCACCGGGACCGGGTACGTGGCTGGCGGCAAGACCCTTACCTGCACAGTAACGCTGTCTGGCAACTACGCAATCCTTGATTTTGCTGATGTGAACTGGACCAGTGCCACATTTACTTGTCGTGGCGCTCTCGTCTACAACTCTTCAAAATCAAACAAGTCCATCTTTGTGCTGGACTTTGGCACTGACAAGACGGTATCCAGCGGTACCTTCTCTATCCAGTTCCCTGTTGCTGATGTGAACAACGCAATCGCTGTGATTAGCTCGGTAACCAACTGATGCCTCCTACATACACTTCAAACAACAAGATCAAGAAGATCGCCCAAGGCGACGAGACGGGTACCTGGGGGACAACCACCAATACTAATTTCGATCTCTACGACACCGCAATTGATGGTGTTATCTCGATCTCGCTGTCTGGCACGTCCAGTTCTCTGACAATCTCCGATGGGTCCGCTGCCACTCCTGACGGCAGGAACAAGATCCTCCTCTTTACCGGATCTCCTTCTGGCGCTCACACCGTCACCGTCTCCCCGAACTCTGTCGAGAAGCACTACTTCGTTCAGAACAACACGTCTCAGAACGTCATCATGTCGCAAGGAAGTGGCGCAACTGTCACTGTGGCCCCAGGGTATTCAACGATCCTGTATTGCGACGGCGCTGGAAGTGGTGCCGCTGTCTACGAAGTCATCACGAAATTCAAGGCTACTGAGTTTAAGGGATCGACGTACACTGCTACTGGCGCTATTGCGGTTAAGCCTGGGTCTGATTCTACCTCCGCTATCGCTCTTCAGAATTCCAGCGGTACCCAAGTTGCAGCCATTGACAGTACGAACGCTAGGTTTGGCGTTGGGAGCATTGCCCCGACAGCAACATTCTCTGTCTCTGGCGCTAGTTCTATAACCGCTCCGGCTTCCACTGGCATTCATTTGATTGGCGATTCAGTCACCGTCCAGCCCAGGATCTCTATCGATGGCGTTGGCAATGCTGGCTGGTTTCTTGGCAGGCTTTGCCTTGGAACTGCATCGTCCCCATCCGCCTGCGGCCCCGGCTCCTTCCTTGCTGCCTTTACTGGTAGAGGATATTTATCCACAGCCTACTCGACTAATGATTTAGGTCGCTTGGTAGTTCAGGCCGAAGAGAATTTTACCAACTCCAGTGCCGCCACAGGGATCTCGTTTTGGACCACCCCAATTGGGGCTGTCGCCTCTCAGAATGTCGCAAGGATAGACAACGCCGGGAGGTTTATCGTTGGAGGGTCAACGTCAGCCTCTGGTTCCAGCGCCGGAATTGAGCTTCAGAGTACGACAACCGCCTTGCTTCTGTCTCGCATGACAACCACTCAGCGCGATGCAATGACTCCTATTAACGGCATGATCATCTACAACACAACGACCAATACTATTCAGGGCTATCAGAATAGTGCATGGAGCAACCTGTAATGGCTACCTCGTTCTCTTGGAACATAAAGAACATGGAGGTCCGAAAGTCTGAAGGCAATCTTTCGGATGTCGTGATCGTTGTCTACTGGGATAGGGATGGCGCTAGGACCGTCTCTGGCAAAACGTATTCTGCTTCCAGTGCAGGCGTGACGATAGTCGGTCCACCGGACCCGTACTCGTTTACTCCGTTCGATCAATTGACAGAGCAGCAGGTGATTGGTTGGGTTGAGTCGTCGCTTGGTCAAGAGCAGTTGGCTGTCATTGATGCAAGGATCGACAAAGAGATTGCTGGGCAGATAGCCCCGCAGCAGGAGGTATTGCCACCCCCGTGGCAGTAGGAATATGCACGCAGACTTTATTTCCAAACTCCTCCATGGAGTAACGGCGGCGCACATGCTGCACTTGATGGCGAAAGGCCCTGGCTCCTACGCCAAGCACAAGGCGCTGGGTTCTCTTTATGACGGGCTGTCTGATGCCGCCGACTCTCTTGCTGAAGAGTGCTTTGGTATTCACGGCGTGCCGTCCTCTTTCCCTAGCGAGAAGTTTGTTTGCCCCAAGGATGCGACCAAGCTCGTGTCTGAGTTGTACGAGTACGTCACCAGGAATCGCAGCCAGATGGGCGACGAGAGCCACATCCAGAACTCTATCGACGGCATCCTCACGTTGCTGGCGACTACCAAATACAAACTCGAAAACCTTGCATAAGGAGCGCCATGTCTTTTCTGAGCAAACTCAAGTCTGTATTCTCTCCGTCGAACCTGACTGTTGTTAAGGGCATCGTCGGCACCGTGTACCCTATTGTTGAACTGATTGCCACCATGACCCCAACGAAGGCTGACGATGAGATTATCTCCTGCGCCAATCTGATTGGGGTTAAGGATTTCATCCTCTCTGGACCGGGTGAATCCGGTAAGATGCTGAAAGAGTTGGCAATCAAGGCCGCTCAAAAGAAGATGAAGAACGTGCCAGTCGAGGTCATTGCAAGGGCGGTTGAATCCGCCTACCAGCAGATGAAGGCCAAAGACTCGCTTTAAGGAGTTTGTGTGCCGCTGATTAAGATTCAGCCCAGGCAGGGGATTGTCAGGGATCTTACCGACTACTCAAACGAGGGTGGGTGGTACGACTCCGATAAGGTCAGGTTCCGCCTTGGGTTCCCTGAGCAGATAGGTGGCTGGATCAAGTACGTCACTACTGCGTTTCTTGGCACCTGCCGCAGTCTTCACCAGTGGTTCACTCTGGATCTCAATACATACCTTGGCATGGGTACCCATCTCAAGTTCTATGCAGAGACGGGGAATACCTTTTACGACATCACCCCTATTAGGAAGACTGTTTCACTTGGCTCTAATCCATTCACCACGGTAGACACTGGCAGTAAATACCTGCTTGTTACGGACGCAGGCAATGGAGTTGTGTTGAACGATTTCGTCACCTTCTCTGGCGCTACTACGTTTGACACCAACTTCACAGCGGCACTGCTGAACGCAGAGTTCCAGGTGACAGAGGTTGTTAGCTCTAGCCAGTACAAGATCCTGGTTAGCGGCGCTGCGGCTGGAGCATCCGCAGGGGCTATATCTGGAGGTGGTGCCGGAATTTCTGCCGCGTACCAGATTAACGTGGGTCTGGATACACAAGTCTACGGTGGCGGATGGGGCGCTGGGCCGTGGAGCAGGGGTAGCTGGGGTTCTGGGTATACCGTTGGCGTATCTTCTGAGCAGATCAGGCTTTGGTCCCAGGACAATTACGGTGAAGACTTGATTATGAGCGTCAGGGGTGGAGGCGTGTACTTCTGGAGTACCGCAGGGGCCAACCCTGAGAACTCTCGCGCCGTAGCTCTGTCCTCTATCTCTGGCGCTAATCAATGTCCAACGATAGCTAATAGCATTCTTGTTAGCGACATAGATAGGCATGTCATCGCCATTGGTCCTAACCCTGTATTTGAGTCAACGCAAGATCCACTGTTGATTCGATGGTCATCTCAGGAAGACTACCTGGACTGGGAGCCTCGCACAGACAATACCGCTGGCGATTTTAGGATATCCAGCGGCTCTGAGATTATCGGGTGCCACGAGACACAGCAACAGATTGTTGTGTGGACTGATATAAGTACGCATGTGATGGCATACACTGGGCCTCCCTACACGTTCTCTGTCAATCAGGTTAGCGATTCCGCCTCAATCATATCTCCTAATGCTTCTGTTGATGCAAGGAGCGTTGTGTTCTGGATGGATGTAAATAACTTCTACCAGTACAGTGGTTCTATCCAGGTTCTCCCGTGTCCGGTTCGTGACTACATCTTCAAGAACATTAACCTGAGCCAGCGGTACAAGGTGTTTGCCGGGGTGAACTCTCTGTACAACGAGATCTTCTGGTTCTACCCGTCAGCCTCATCTGAGGACGTTGACCGTTACGTCATCTACAACTACGACGAGCAGGTGTGGTCTGTCGGTACGATGAACAGGACTGCGTGGCTTGATTCTGGGTACAACACATACCCACTTGCAACCAAGCGTGAAACTGATCCCAACGGCAATCAGAACACAACTGGATACTTGTTTCAGCATGAGACTGGATACGATGACGATGGCGCTGGCATGTCGTCCTATGTGGAGACCAGTGATTTCGATATCGATGACGGTGAGCAATTCTCCTTTGTGAGCCGCGTCATTCCTGACGTGATGTTCCGTGGAAGCTCCCAGACACCTTCAATCGACATGTTTTTCAAGTATCGGAACTACCCGATGGAGTCCTTTACCAGCGGCCCCACTGTCACCGTCACCAACGGCGACACGCAAAAGGGAATCAGGATTCGCGGTAGGCAGATTGTGTTTCGAGTTTCTTCTAGCGGCACTCAGGTTGGGTGGAGGCTAGGTTCCAATAGGCTTCAAATCCAACCGGACGGTATGAAGTGAACCGTAATACACCAAGACAACTCATACCTACCGCGCCTTCTGAGTATAAGAAGGACTACCTGGATCAAGTTGTTCGCTCCGTCAACCTGTTTATCGGGGACGCGCTTAACCCTGGAGATCTGGTTGGTAGTTCGCTTTTGATTGTCAACCCTGACGAATCTGGGTACGGGTTGAGGGTGAACTCTGTGTATGTCGATGCAAACGGGTTCTTGAAAATGGTTAGAGCAGGAGAGGCATACGCGCCAACCAATCAGTTCCGTGTCACACTGGGAACGGTTACGGTATCAATCACATGAAGCATAAAGGTATCGGCGCTCTCGCAGAGCAGGTAGCGTCAAAGGGGCGCGGAGGGGACTCCACCCTCATGCACATTGACCCGAGTGAGTTGGCGGGTATCGCTGCTTTGCTCGGTCATGAAGTGACTATCAACCCAGAGACCGGGTTGCCTGAAGCGTTTTCGTGGAAGAAGTTGCTGGGTGCTATTGGGTTGGGCGTGGCTGCTGCTATGACAGGTGGGGCTGCCGCTGGCTTACTTCCAGCGTGGCTTGGAGGCGGTACTGCCCTTGGCGGCGCTCTTCAAGCAATAGGCGCTGTTGGTAAAGGGATTATCCCGGCTGTTCTAGCAACAACCGCAGCGTCTCAAGCGGTTGGGTCTCTCGCCCCCGACACCAATAAACAAAACCAGCAAGCTCTCAGTGACGCGCAGAAGTGGAAAGAAGAGAACGCCAAGCCTGAGTATGCTAGACAGCGCTTTATGTCCAATGCGTACGCTGGCGTAACGAAACCTCAAGAACAGCAACCTCAACAGCAACCAACTCCACCTGCTCTTACCGGAATCGCCAGCACTCTCCGCATGAGCCCCTTGTTCCAACCTGACACCTTAAATATGGCCGAAGGCGGGGAGCTAGAGCCAGAAGAGCAGAAGGCGCAGAAAATCATCCGCGATGCGATGGATGCGATTCGTGGCGAAGGCGACGATCCCGAATCCGCTCTTAACACCTACCTTGCCTACTACGGGAAAGAGGCTCTTCAGGATCTGTATAAACGCATGTCCGGTGAAGACGAGCAAGAACGCGAAGATCAGGACAGTGATGAATACAGCCCACCTGAGGGAATGATAAAGGGTCCAGGCAACGGCATGGATGACATGGCTACTGCTCGTATGGCTCATGGTGGTCAAAAAGTTCTCCTGTCGAACGACGAGTTTATCATACCTGCTGATGTCGTATCTGGGCTTGGGGATGGAAGCAGTGAGGCTGGTGCCAGAAAACTGTACGCGATGATGGATCGTATTCGTAAAGACAGGACAGGCACAACCAAGCAGCCTGGGAAAGTTAATGACAGCAGGGTTCTCCCTGCGTAGGAGTAGAGATGGCAGATCCGATTCAGACTAACGTACAGGTACAAGACATCCCTGAGTACCTTCGGGATTACCGCTCTGCGCTGCTCAATGCTGCCTTCCAGAGTATCTTCAGCAAGCCTTACCTGGAAGCCAATTTGCCGAGAGCCACTTGGTATTCCGCCGGATCTCCGGCTGCATCTACTGGCGCTGGCTCTACTCAGGCTGGTGGTACCACGAGGACCGACACCCAAACGCCAGAAGAAGGCACCGCCAAGTCTGAATCGAACAAGATTGCGAATGCCCTTGCGATGGTGTCAGGTCAGATGCCCAAGCTCCTTGGTATGGTATGGGACCCGAAGACTCGCACCTATGTGCCTGAGGCATACAAGGGCATTGCCACTAGAGCCATGGCTACGGGCGGCTCTACCAGTGATAGTGGTGTCAAACTCGAAGACATCATCGAGGCATACGAGAACCTCCGCAAGAGCATGCCTGTCGGCCTGTTGCCTGATATCTACGAAAAAGAAACCCTCACAGGAGGGGTCACCTACCCTGGTAGGACCAACCCGTTTGGTGTCAGCAGAGATCCGGCTGCTACGTCTTCGTATACAACTGGCACTGGGTTTAGCACCACGCTAGGGAGATACAATCCTGCGCCCAATATCTCTACCGGAACCCCGATTACGGTTGGCACGCGAATTCCTGGGACTGAGCCTGTGTACGGAGCGATCCCTGGGTATGGCACTGGGATTACGGGTCTGCCGACCCCCACTAACACTGGCGGATCTGGCTCCACATCTGGAACACCTGGGCGCACTGGTAGCCCTGTTGGCACTGGTAGCCCTGTTGGCACTGGTAGCCCTGTTGGCACTGGTAGCCCTGTTGGCACTGGGCATGCGGGTTCTACCGGGTCAACGGGCGCTCCTCCTATCGGAACGCCTGAGTCTTCCGTTGTTATTCCTTCTTACTCCTCTGGCTCGGCTGGCACCACCCCTGAGAACAAGGGCGCTGGCGGGTACAATCCTGATCAGTACGCTACAGATCAGCAGGCCACTGGACTTGCGTCTCTCTTGGGTGGGAATATTGCCAGTACCAGCCCTGTTGGCCCAATTGCTCCTCCCTCGCAGAACCTGATTGACTTCGGTGGTGGCGCTCAGTTGAACGCTGGCCTTGTTGGCAGGGCGCTTGGCAATATCACTGTTGATGGCGTGTCTCGCGCTAGGAATCCTAGCGAGATGACGCAGTCTCTTCGCGGCCTTCGCGACGAGATCTCTGCTCTTGGAGGGGATACGTCTCAGATCGACAGGCTTATACAGCAAAACAATCAGGCGTATTCGTCTGGCGCTACGGTCTCTCCGGTTGGGCAACCTGCTCAAACACCTGCTTCAGTCAATCTGCCAGCACCCCGTGGCCGGGACAACTACAGCGAAAACGACTACATCATCCAGGACAGTTCTCTCAATACTGGCGCAACAGGCTCCCAGCCCAGCAGTCAGGTGAGTGCGCCGCCTGAATACCAGTATTCGTCTGGAAGGTCTGCTGGCAGTCAGTCCAGCAGGGGTTCTGCTCCAGGTGAAAACAAGCCTAGCCTAACCGAATATGAAGGCGAACCCGTGTCTGGGAAGTCGGCCCAGGCCAGCGATAACGAAGAAAGCCAGCCCTCTTTTGGGTACGACAGGTTCGCGCAACCTGACCTTGGTGGATTCTACGCTGCGCTCAGGAATGCGAAACCTGAACCCAGGAGCAGCAGGGATGACGAGGGATACGGCATGGCTGGTGGTGGCCTCGCCCGGTTTGAGATTGGCGATGACGGGAAGGTAAGGAACTACAGCAGGGGTGGCGCTGTCAGGAAGGCAGATGGCGGTGGGTTTGGTGGGCCTAATCTACTTGGCTTCGGCGCTACTCACACTCCAAGCGTTGGTGGCTTCGGTGGGACTGGTGGACTTGCTGGATTCTGGAATGCGGCAAACCCTAGCAATCAAGTAGGCACGCCTATATTCAACCCGCCTCCTGTTTATGGGAGTCAGCGGATACTTGGGTTCGGGGAAGACTTCGGCCAGTACACGCCGGGGACCGGCTTCACATCCAGCAGGATGACGAACCAAGCATTGTATGGCGCTGGCAGGTTGCCTAGCGTTTTCACTGAGGTTTACGACAAAGATACTGGTGATTGGTCTACTCAACTCAGTCGCGCCGGAGATTTCGGTAAAGGCGTTGCTGGGTTGAATTACGCAACCGATATCGCTGGTGATGTCGCTTCTTACGGGAGGGACTTGGCACAACAGATGTCAGGCCAGCAGGAACAGCCCGACAGCTACTTGATGAAGAGCATGGATAACATCAAGAACATGGGGTTCAAGAATCCCATCACGGTGTCTCCTATCACAGCGCCAACTATCGATCAGCCTACCGGAGTGACTGCGCCACAACTACAGTCTTTCCAGCTGCAGGCACCGCAAGGAGTTGTATCTGAGAGGACTGGGGTTAGTGCATTCGGAGGACCCCAGGCTGAAGAATACATGTCTCCATATCAGGAGGCTGTGACGAGCGCACAGAAGCGTGACGCGATCCGACAAGCAGACATGCTTAAGGCTGGGCGCGGTGCCGCTGCTGTAAGGGCTGGTGCTTTTGGTGGGTCCAGGCAGGCTATCCAGGAAGGCATGGCCGAAGAATCTCTCCAGCGCCAGTTGGGAGACATTGAGGCTACAGGTAGGCAGAAGTCTTACGAGTCTGCTCAGGCTCAGTTCGAGCGAGATCGGGCTGCTTCTCTCGCCTCTCAGCAATCCAATGTACAGGCCGCTCTTCAGGCGGCACTTGCGAATCAGCAAGCGGGTCTCTCGGCGGGTAAGGAAAATCTCGGCGCTCAGTTGGGTGTCCAGAATCTTGCGGCGCAGCAGGCTCTTCAGGCTCAGTTGGCGAATCAGCAAGCTGGCCTTACGGCTGGTCAGGCGAATCTCCAGTCCGCTCTCGCTACTCAGCAACTCGGCACGCAGGCTGGGCTTGAGGCGGCTAAGGCTTCTCAGTCCGGTGACCTTGCTACTTGGCAGATGCAGTTGGATGCTATCAAACAGGCTTCGGCAGAGAAGGAAGCTGCTCGTCAGCGCGGCTTCTCCAACAGGCTTGCGGCGTTACAGCAGGCGCAGGCTGGCGCTGCGGGTCTGGCTGGACTGGGCGGCTCTTTGATGAGCGTCCCTGGCATGGCGCAGCAGCTTGAGCTTCAGCGTCTGGCTGCTATGCAGCAGGCTGGTGGCGCTGTTGACGCCCGTACGCAGCAGGCTCTGGACATGGCGTATCAGGACTACATTAACCAGCAGAACTTCCCGTATCAGCAGATGAACTTCTTGCAGGGGATTATGTCTGGTGTTCCTGTCGGCATGCAGGTCGAGGGTGTTCAGTTCCAGCGGCCTTCCTCTGGTGGGCTGGCTGGACTGGCTACCGCTGGGGCCGGGTTGTTTAGCAACTACCTCCAAGGGTTGAATAAGCCAGCTACTCCTCAGATCTCGACTTAGGCAATAGGTGAAGCATGAATCTCGTTAAAGCAGCAGACGACCTTAAGAACCTCTCTGATCAGCAGCTTATGATGGCTGGTCAGAACCCTGTTGTTGTGCCGCCGTATCTTGTACTCGCGGAGATGAAGCGCCGGGAACAGTTGAGGGCTGAGTATGCCAAGTCTCAACAGCAACAGCAACAACCTACTGTGGCGCAGCAGGTAGCGCAAGGTATGGCGCAGGGACAACCGCAGCAGCCGCAGCAACCTCAACCTCAGGCGCAGGGCATTATGCAGGCCATGCCTCAGGGTGGCGCTCCAGTTCAGGCTATGGCTGGGGGTGGTCAGGTGGGTCGGTATGCGGACGGGAAAGCGCCTGTTTCTTATGGTCAAGCGATTGAGCCATTTCTCCAGCAGATGCTTGGGATGAGAACCCCAACCCCTCCTGAGGTAAAGTCTACTCTTCCAATGACGCCGGAGGACATGGCGAAGATCTACAAGATGCCAACTATCGAAGAGAAGATGGCGGCTGCTCAAGGATTGGTTGGCCCTCGCGATTACTCGCAATACGAGGATTATCTTCAACAGCAAACTCAAGAAGCCAGGGCGAGGAAGCCTAGGCTTGGAGATGCTTTGATTGCTGCTGGCGCTGCGATGGCTGCGAATCGAGACCCTCGGGTTGGTATTGCCAATATCCTGGCCCAAGGTATCGGATCTGGAAGTGAAGCGTATCGAGCGCAGCAAGAGAGGCAGAAGAAGGATCTCCAGACTGCGATGATGGCGCAGATGGCTCTCAATAAAATGAAGCAGGAAGATCGCTCCAAGTTGGTTGACCTTGCCTCCTCTCTTGCAAGCACTGAGGCTGGACGAAACATCTCTGTTATGCAGACAGTTGAAGCCAATCGCAGGGCAGAGGAAAACCGAAAACGAGCGGAGCGCGTGGCCGCTGAAAGGGCGAACGCAGAGATCATTAAGTCTGTTATTGGCGCACGGATCGGCGCGGCTACAAAAGAAATCGATACTAAGAGGGCGATTGATCTCGCCAATATGCGTATTTCTTCAGCAATGAACAAGCCTCTCACCCAAAAAGAAAGAGTCAAAGAAGAGGCGGCAAGCTTGTTTGAAGACGCAATCTCTCAAGCCAGGACGTACTCCTACAACACCACTGAAGAGAGGAAGAAGAAAGGTTTAGCCCCTCTTGATCCGTACGATTTGGCTATAAAAAACGTGCAGAACCAGAACTACTTTAAGGGGTATGGCAATACTGCTAGGCAGTTAGCTGGAGCCGCCTTGATAGATACTCAGCAGAAAGAAACCAGAATCAACACCGCGCTAAGGTCAATCGCCTTGCGGGAGAAGCAGGCGGATAAAGGGTCTGGTCTTGCCTCTACCTTTGGTAAAAGCGATGTCGCCGAAGTGACCCCTGAGATGCAGATGCAAATGGCTCTTCAAAGGAGCTTGGCTGCCGCTGGCGCTGCTCCTGAGCAGGATTAGTGATACGCTTCATTGAGGTGACCAATGCCTGAGGGACAACCTGGATACAGAGTTATTGGAGGAATCAGGTACCGATTCCCTAGCGAAGAGAAGGCGAGAGAGTGGGAGCTATTATACGAGAGTGAACTCCAGAAGATAGGAGAAGCGCAACCGAAGCTCACCCTCTCTCAAGCTAGCACCGCGCTCAAGTCGGTTGTGCCAGGGATTGTTCGTGGCCTTGGCCTTGTCTCTACTGGCATTGGCTCTACATTTGATTCCGAGACGGCGCGTGAGTTTGGCAAATTCCTGGAAGAGGGAGCTAAACCGACCTCGGAGTTCTTTGGCGTAAAGCCGTATGAGCGGTATACGACTGGCGCTATGCTGGGCGAAACTCTCGGCGCTATGGCTCCAGCAACGGCAGGGACACTGGCCGCAGCCGCAGCTATACCTGAAACCGGAGGCGCTTCAGCCGCTATTATCCCTGGATTAGTTGGCGGCTTGATCGGCGCTGCCCAAGGTGCTGGCGAGATTGGTTCCGATATTCGCCAAGCTAGGGAGCGAGGAGCGCAGATCACCCCTGAGCAAGAGCGGAAACTTGCCCTTATTCAAGGGGGAATTACCGGACTCCTTGAGGGGGTTCCGCTTGGCCGACTGGCTAGTGGAGCTAAGGCGCTTGCCACAACTGGCAAGTTTGCGATGAGAGGTCTTGAGCAGGAAGGCGTGAAGGAGGTCACTGAACAGCTTGCCAAACGCGCCATATTGAAGGAGATGTTGAAGTCCGCTGCTATTGAAGGTGGCACTGAAGCCGCCCAGCAGTTATCTCAAAACATCTTGGCGCGTGGCGATATATCCGCGCTTGGTCCTGGGTATGATCCGACTCGCGACTTAACGGAGGGTGTTGTTGAGTCGGCTGGGGTTGGGGCGTTTTTCGGTGGCGCTCTGCAAGGAGGTATCGATCTTTACAACCGAAGGAACCTGAAGAGGTATCTCAGTAGCCAGAGGGAAGTCTCTCCCGAGAGCGCCGATGTTGGTAGGCAGCTTGAGGATGCTCTTATTTCCAGAGAGGTCCAGGGCCAGCGCCAGGAAGAGATTGCCAGGGGCATTCTCGGCGAAGAAGCCGCTAAACTTGCAGACGTAGAAGCCGCCGCTGCCCAGAAGAAACTTGGAGATTCCCTTGAGTCGGCGCTTTCTGTTTTCTCTAAAGAGCGCATTACTCCAAGAGAAAAGGTTGGCGCGTACAGGGAACTGGCTGCTCAAGACCTATTCGGTGAGACGTACGGGGGGCTTGACACTCCTCGGGTTATACAGGCAAACAAGCACGCGCTTGACCTGCTTACGAGGAACGTAAACCCTGAGTCTGTAGCACTTGGAATTCAAATCAAACAGCGAGAGGCTCCCGGCTCTGTAGAGATGAAGCGCATCGAGCCAATAGAGGGAGAGGCTGGCGTGCTACCCGAGCCAGAGGTAGAGCCGACCACATCAGGAGAGGATCGCATCCCTGTTTTTCAAGACAGGATATCCAAACGGCTCTTCAATAAGCCTTACTCCAAGCTCACCTCCGAGCAATCCACGACTGTAGACAAGCAGGTAGAGCGCGAGACTGGCACCAAGATTATTGAGCCGAGAATTCTCCAGCAACAGCAACAACAGCAGCAAGAAGAAGAAAAGGCCAAGTCGCTTCAGGACATTGGTGAGGCCAAGGCGTATATAGCTGAAAACCAAGATCTGTACAAGGAGATTTCTTCTGGTCTTGGGTTCACCGCAAGGCGAAAGCCCAAAGCTGAAGACCTTCCATCTATTGCTGGAATGATGAGGCAGCAAGTAGAGGACGCCAGTCTTAAAGAAAAGATCAGCCAAGCCAATCTGAAGATCCAGGAAAACGAACCAGTGGCGGCTGCATTATCTAGGAATCTGTTTGGCAGAGACCTGTCTTCCCTGTACGATACTCAAAGGGTCGCGCTGTCAGAGCAGGTTGACGCAGAGAATAGTCGGATTGAATTAGAACAGAAAGAAGCGGCCAGAGAAGAAGACCGCCTAAAGACCGTAGCGCAAGAGCAGACCAAGGTAAACCTGGAAAACCCGTCAGGGGGAGACTCCATTGAAACCAGGGAGCGAAGGGCTGCTGCCAAGATGTACGGCACTCCTCGGGTCGAGGAGCTTACCCCCTTACAGCAGGAGTTTGTGGCTGGTCAGACGCTTGACCGGATTGGGTCCGTCGTCCTGCCAGAAGAAGTAAAAGAAAAACAGCAACTCCAGAAATATGGGGTGGATGCGGACACACTGACATCCGTCATCGAGGAACTAAAGACCTCTCCCGATATCCCCGTTGAAGAAAAGAGCGGCCTCACTCCTGTTAATCCCGGCACGATTCAGTCTATGCCTTTGGTTAGAGGCATGAGGGGCAAGGCGATTGATAACGCCAGGGCGCTCTTCAATGCAATGGTTGAGCGCGGGAATGTGGTCGAGATTGGTGGCACCTATTACCTTGATCCAGAGTCAAGGGGGCCAATGTATAAGCTCCCCCGCAAAGGGGAAGGGAAGGCTATGGCGGCTCCTGAGCAGCAGCCTGTTACCGGCAAAGCCGCACAGGTCAAATCTGAGCCAGCGCCTCCGATGCTTGGCCCCGGCGTCCCCTTAAGCCTCGACGTAAAGACAGCGCGTCAGGTATCCGAAAGAGCATACGAGCAACTCAAGAAGCTCAATGTAAGCGACATCTACTCCACGGTTGTTGTCGATAACTTCCTGGACGAGAAGGGTGACCCCAAGCCCGAGATGGCTCGGTTCCTGAACGGCGTTATTAAGATCGCATCCAAGCAGAACGATGTCGCCACGTCCGAGAAGAACCTGATCGACACGATAAACCACGAAGTCGTTCACGGGATGAAGGAGTCTGGCTTCTTCAGTAACGCAGAGTGGAGCCTCCTTACCGCGAAGTTCACCCCAAAGCAGGAGTTGGACGACGATATAGTAGCCGCGTACCAGGAGAGATTCAAGAGCGAATCCCCTGAGTCCATCAACGAGAGACTAAAGGAAGAGGCAGTTGCTCACGCAATCGAGCGTCTGTCTGATCTCCCGGCAAAGGCACTGGATATTCCGTCAGTCTCCCTGTTGTCTAAAGTGAAGTCGCTTGCCCGTCTCGGCACTGCTGCCAATAATCTTGGGTACACGGCTGAAGATCTGATTGCTGCGGTCAAGGCCGGGGATGTAGGAAAGAGGGTGATCAAGGGGAGGCCGACCCTACTCGACGCCGCTAAGTCTGGCAGGACGACTCGTGTCACTGCCGTGTCTCCTGATTCTGTTATCGCCGCGATTGACATACCAGAGGAGGTGACCCCACAGGAGGCTGCTTCCATCCAGGAGGAAGAGGTAGCGCCAGAGTTAAAGGGCAGCATAACTGAGGAAGCTCCAGTTGCTGAAAAGACTGCCGGAGTAGAGCCTGACGGCTCGATGTACAAACTTCCGCCTCAAACTCAGACTCAACCCAAGCTGTTCAAGGTAAAGAAGCAGGAAAGCATTGTCGAGAACTTCAAGAACAGACAGAGCTTGGGGGACTTTGCGGAGCAGACAGTTGAGAAAGCTCGTAAGTCCAAGTTCGTTAAGAATGTAGCTGGAGAAGAAAGCCAACTCGGCACCATCCGGCTCGGGCTAAGGCAAAAGGTACTGGACTCCGCTGCCTCCATCATCAAGAACGCTGAGAACTTATTTAGGACAACGGGCAATACCCAGTACACCGACACCGCCACTAGCGCCGTCACGGCTTACCGTCAATCTCAGAAGTCGAATGAGCTTCTCAGTGAAGCCATGAACCGTGGCTACATCTACTTCGATAGGGCTACTGGGTTCTTCATGATAAAAGACAGTGCCGATCATGCGATGATGCCGCAGTTAAAGAAGCTGGCAGAAAAAGGAAAGCTGTATATCGCATGGGATGCCGCTATCGCACAGCGTTATGTGGACGTACACAACGCTGGCCTTGATGCGAAGTCAATGCTTGGCAGTGACTTCACTGTTAAGGATGCCCAGGATGTCGTAAACTCATACAAGAACGATCAGGACATACAGGAGTTCTTGAGAGTATACAAGAACTTCAACAACTCGATGATCGATCTTAATCGGTACGTCGGGAATTTTGATCAGGCAACCGCTGCGAAACTCAAAGCTTGGTACTACTCACCGTATTACCGAGTGCCGCTCGATGAGAATGGGTACCTTGAGGCACCGAAGGTAGCTGCCGCGAGGATCACCAACCTCCAATCCGCCAAGAAGATCTCCGGCAGGCCGAATCCTATCAACGATGCCATTGAGAACTTTGTAACCAACGCGCAGTACATGGTTGGATACGCGACGAAGAATGAAGCGGCAAGGAGATCGATTCGCGATGCGGTAGACGCGAGCTTTGCCAAGAGGATCGCGTCACCTGATCAAGCCTCTGACAAGGGAAATGTCGTTCGCATCAATGAGAATGGCGCTAAGGCGTACTACGAAGTGAGCGATCCGCTGCTGTATCAAGCCATGAATGCAGCACAGGCGCGGCTGGACTCAATGATTGCTCTTGGTGGCTGGGCTACCAAGCTCCTGCGGTATGGAGTAACAACATCCCCTACATTCATTTTCAATAACATGTTCTTGGATTCGTTCCGCCTTTGGGGGTTAGGGATCTATAAGGACAACCTTGTTAAGTCAGTGGTCGTGAACGTAGGCTCTGGGATAAAGTCAGTCCTCTCTCAAGACGAGACGTATCAAAGGCTTCTGAAGGCTGGCTTGATTACCAATAATATGGCGGCGCGAGATGCCGTGCAGGCAGCTAAAGAAATCCGCAGGGCGCTTGCCGTGGAGCAGGGTGGCGCGATTGCCAACATGCTCCGACAGTTCAAGAATTACACGCTTGGCGGACTAGAGGAGTTCAGCCGTAAATCAGAAGCCGTAAATAGAGTTCAGGTTTATAAGAACGTACTGAAAGACATGAAGACAAATGGCGCTACTCCTGAAGCAGCAGAGAGTGCCGCTCTATTTGCCGCCATGGAGTATCCGGTAAACTTCGATGTGAAAGGGTCTGGGCAGATCGTCCAGTACGCAACCGCCCTTCTCCCGTTCGTCAACGCAAGCGCCCAAGGTACCGATGTCTTCTACCGGAATGTAAAGGAGATATGGAAAACGTCCAGGCCAATCGGCGGGGAGAAGGTTCAGCCTATCAATATGTTGCAGGCATCCTCGCTCGAAGCGGCCAAGAGAACTATCTTCAACTCGGTTGTTCTGGGAAGTCTGTACACGCTTGCTATGGCTGCCTCGGATGATGACGACTACAAGAAGATGACCCTTCAGGAGAAGTCGCAGACTATTCTTGTTCCTATCCCCGGCGGGAATAAGATTAAAATCCCAGTGCCGCCAGAGCTTGGGTCCATCACGCTCATGATACCTTCAGCTTTTGCTGAGTATATCCGTGGGGTGGATAACGGGCCGCAGATTCTCAAGTCGATGTCGGCGTTCTTTGCGAGTTTGTTCACCTTTGACCCGACCCCGCAGGTCATTCGACCTGTCGTGGAAACGATTCTTAACAAGAACTTCTACACATTCCGCCCGGTTGAAAACGAGGCTATGCGCCGGATATTGCCAGAGTATCGGTATGAAGAAAGTACCTCCGCACTAAGCAAAAAGCTCGGGCAGTTTGCCTCAAAGGCTTCCTTGCCTATCTCCCCTTTGCAGTTCGACCACCTGATCCGTGGGTACTTTGGGACTATAGGAATGTTTATGGGGGATGTCTCCAATCAACTATTTAATCCACAAAATAGGGATATCGATAGGTTTAAGCTGTCTGACCCGTACCTCTTTCCGGTTGTCGGCAGGAAGTTTGTTGGCCCAGTAGACAGGAAAGCTATCGAAGACTATTACGAGATCAGGAACGCCGCCACTCAAGCGGCCAATACCCTCAAGATGGTCGAGGCGTCTAAGGTCTACGAGGATAACCCTGAGAAACTCAGGGAGATGGCGTACATGGCGCAGGTCAACCAAGCCATACAGGCAGGACCAGAGAAGCAGATGCAAGAACTCAGGAAGTTGAAGAGCCAAGTTCTTGCTGCCCCAGGGTCGGTAATTGGTCCATCAAGGAAAACGGAAGTCATCAAGCAAATCAACTTGAAGATAAACGAGATTGCCCGTAGCGTTCAGCCTCTAAAGAGGACTATTCCCTTCAGTTTGTTTTAAGTCTGTATTCGGCGCTTGAGTCCTGGTAGGCGTAATGTTGACAACAATCTTGCGCCTATCACTCCTCACCTGCTTGATCTCTATATCCTCTACAGAATTACTGGACATACACTCGATTATGCAGGCACGGTATAGAACCTTCAACACGCAATCCAACAGCGCCGGGTAATCCTTCAGCCTCCCTCTGTCGTGATACTCAACCTTCAGAGACACGCCTTCAACCGGGAGGAATCTGATCTGGCTAGATATCTGTTGCGCCACTCTATACAGATCCTTGCTGGCTGTCGGGCTGTGTATAATCTCCCCTCGCTCGTTCTTAAGGTACATCGACAGCGGGAAAGAAGGGTCGTTGATTGTGAGCTTGAGGGGCTTCAGCAGTGTGCCGACAGCCCCCTCGTCAGCTACAATGTCTCCCACCTGCCGTCCCAAGCCACGTCTTTTCCTTCCTTGTACTTCCATCTTGCTTTGCTCTCCCTCTTGTCGCAATGAATAAACCCACCCTCTACTGACACGCCTACCCCCAGAAACTTGCCGAACTTCTCTACCTTCGCGTAAAGATCCTTCAGGCGCATACCTGGGCTTTGGATATCGACAGCCACTCCCATCCTGTGCCGTCCGATTTTCCCCCAACCCTTCGCAACCTCAACTGGATGCAGTTCACATCGATACCCACTGTTGATTACTACTGGCGCACCAAGGTAGTCCCGAAACTCCTGGACCAACTCAATGAACTCAGGTTGCATCCCGTTCTTTGCACAGTGCTTGCAAGCAACTTCGGACACCTTGAAGTTCTTGGATACCATCCACTCTGGATTGACTACCGCTGTCTGCATAATCTACATTATATACAAACCAACCCCTCGGTACAGAGAACACTTGAAGCATTCAGTGTACCCAGGGGTCGCCTGGGTGTCTCTTTTGCTTTTGGTCCTGTTTTTTTCGTTCTTTAATGCTTCCCTTCCCTTCCTCTCTTTTGTTTTATTTGTGGCACTGAGCCACTTCAAGCCTACCTTAATCCGGTAGACCCGAACCCGCCGGAGCCACGGGACGACTCCGATAAATCTTTGGACTCCTCGAAGGAGATCGGCTCATACCTTGAGACGACCATCTGCGCTATTCGCATTCCCTTCTCGATCAAAAAAGGCTGGTCCCCAACTTGCTTGTGACCATTCCAGCACAGTATCACGCCTATCTCGCCACGGTATGCTGGGTCGATTGTTCCTGGGGAGTTGAGGACAACGATACCATACTTCAGTGCCAGCCCAGACCGGCTTCTGATTTGAGCCTCGCACCCAGGCGGAAGCTCCACGAATAGCCCGGTCTTCACTACCTCCGGTTCATTTGGCCTGAGGTACACAGTCTCGTCTGCATACAGATCCATCCCTGCATCCTCTACTGGACCGTGTGAGTATGCGGGTATCCTCACAGAAGCATTCTTTGTTTTCAGTTTAACTATCATCTCTTACCTTTCCTTGATAACTAGCTCGACTAGCCCACCTCTTGAATACATGTAACTCCATGTGTTCAATTGAAGTTGTTCTGTTCACCCCATCGGTTTGCACCACCACAACGCCGTGTTTCTTGCCCAAGACCACGCGCTGAAGAACCTTACTCACCCAGCAGTCACCGCGTCTTGGACTATCAAATACTGATCGCATCGGTGACCTCCGATATCTGCGCCAGCCGCTCACCTAGCGCCTTGTGGATACGCCGTGCCTCGGCAATTGCCATCCGTGCCGCCGCGTCCACGTTGTCCGCCGCTCCGATAGGCTTGCCGAGTGCCAGCACGTCAAACAATCCATTGCGCCATACGAATGATAGTTCCAGCACTCCGCCAAAGTTGCAGAGGTAGCACTGGTAATGCTCACGCCACTTAACGCCTGCGATTTCGACTATCTGAGGGGATGGTAGTTTCACTTCTTCACCTCCTTGCGGCGTCGATGGCGGCGCGTGGCGTGCTATCCGCAGGGCCGTCAAACCAGTTGCCCGTGCGACGTGATTGCACGACAAACTTCCCTGCCTCCCACTCGGTCACATGCGCCATATTTTCGTGCAGCCAATCCAGACGCTTGCTGTCCTCCCGCGCCTCCGCCAGCGCGGCTTCGATAGCGACAACCCGGACTAGAAGTCGGCTAATCGCTTCGGCGTGTGTATCGCTGCCGTTCTGCCGCAGAATGCCGATAGCGTCCCGCGCATACTCCTCGTAGTCCATTGCCCCGTTATGCGGGTTATTCCATTCGGTCTGTATCATCCCTTCCTCTCCTTCTCCCACTCGGCCCGAGCGTATTCCTCAAACGACGGCCAACCGTGATGCTTGCCGCTGCAATACAGTCGCCCAAACCGCAGCCAGCCAGCCTCGTCGGTGCCGAACAGCCACTCGACCAACTCAAGCGCGTCAGCGCCCATCTCACCCGCCACACACTCATCTCGATAGTCCGCGTTGCCGACCATCCGCAGCACCTCCGCCGCGCGTGCGGGGGTCACGGCTTAACCTCCGGCGCGGATTCGACGGCGGCGATTGGAGTCGAGTATCTTGGGCTGACCGTGCGCACTAGGCTCTGGCAGGTAGAATCCCAAAACCAACCGCAATTATCTTTTTGCCCTGTCACCTTCGCCCACGCCGCAGCGCAGCGGGCTAGGTCGGCAAGGTCCTGCTCACTTAGTCCATATGACGCACCCCGACCCACTCCGTCTATCGCCACGGCACACTTCGCCGCCAACTCCTCCAGCCGTTTAGCGTCGAGTTTAGCGTCCATTCGCGTCTCCCTTCACCAGCCGGAAGCGCGGCTTCGCTGGCTTCTTTTTCGTCGGCTTCTGAGCTTTCGCCCATTGTTGCGCGTTGTGCGCTTTGACTTGCTTACGAGTTGGCAAGCGCATTGGCGGACTCCTTCTCCAGTCGATCAAGCAGGGCTTCCGCTGCGATCACCCATTCCGACTTGAAGAATAACCCCGTCTCAGTTCTACCACAGGTAGCTGCCCATTGGTCCGCTCTCCCAGCCTCCAGCCGTTTAGCGTCCATCGGTGGCCTCTTTCTTCATCGCGTCCAGCACGGCGGCGAGTGGGGTGGCCTCACTGCTCGACATATACATCCGATGTCCGTTTATCGTGCCGACAAAGGACGCAGCCCAGCCTGTGCCAAAGGGCCGCACACTGCACCCCGTCTTACCCACCCACTCCCACGCCTCCAGCGCCCCGCGAAGGTCGGCGGCGTGGGCCTCGGCGGCTTCCTGAGATTTCTTCCGTGCTGCCATTTCAGCAGGAACGCCAAGGATCAGGAAGGTGTCACTAATCCCATCGTTCGCCACGCCACCTGACGCCCTCACTGCGTCACATAGGGAGCGATACAGGCCAGCGGCGCGTCCCTCGGCGGCTTCGGCGCGGGCTGTGGCGAGACAGGCTACGCATCCCTGAGCCAGCCGATACAGGTGGCCGCAAGTGCATCGCATGAGTTCGTTTGGTCCGACATCAGCACGAGGCCCTACTCCCCGCAGCCGCTCGTTATCGGCGCGGAGCTGGTCGCGCTCGGCGGTGATGGCCTTGTTTTTCTCCTCTGCCTTTTTTGCCCGCCTGAACAGGCTGTCGGCTTCCACGCGAAGTCGCTCCTCTTCCGGTAACAGGTTGTTGCGCCGTTGCCTCGGAATTTCCGCGTTGTCGTCAGGCTCCCAGCTTTCGTTCATGCCGTCCATTCCTTGTCCCATATAATTCCCCTCCCTCAAAATCGATTCGGCCTCGCGGCGAAGTGTCACGGTATCCCAGTTGAGGCCACCATCGGCCATTTCGTTCAGTTTCTCCGCCGCACCCTCCCGCCGCTGCTGGGCGTCACGGGCGGCGAGTGGGTTGCTGTTCTTCCCGCGCATCGCATCGGCTGCAATATGCGAGATTGTCGAGTGTCCGCTGTCCTCGCCAAGTGGGATGGATCGGTAGTAGATGTCGGACAGTGCCGCGTGCATGAGGTCGCGCTCCCGCTCCAACCCCCGCACGTACTCCAGGATGCCGGGGAAGGCGTTGTGGACGGCGGCGATGTAAGCGCCCGTGCTGCTTGCCGGGTGTGCCGTGGTATGCCAGATCATCGCTACCTGCTGGCCTGCCGCGTGTACCTGCCAACGCCCGCCCTTAGACGAGCCAAAGTTCCACTCTCCAGGCGT